AAAAGATTAATTCAATAATGATGCTATTGCTTTATTACAAAAAGAAGTAGATAAGATACAAAAAGAAATAAATAGTTTACAAGGTCAAACAGGTGATGTATCTAAAGCAAAGAAAGAGTTAAACAGTCTAAGAAAAAGCAAAGATACATCTACTGAAAAGAAATTAGAATATGTAGAAGAAAGAACCTACAATGAAGTTATAGGTGAAATGCTTAAAGATACTGGTATTAAAACTAAAGTCATTAAGCAATACTTACCAGTAATGAATAGGTTAATTAATCAATATTTACAGATACTCGATTTCTTTGTATCATTTCATTTGGATGAAAACTTCAATGAAACGATTAGGTCAAGACATCGTGATTCATTTAATTATGCTTCATTCTCTGAAGGTGAGAAACAAAGAATCGATTTATCTCTTCTTTTCACCTGGAGACAAATAGCTAAAATGAAAAACAGTGCTGCTTCTAATCTATTAATACTTGATGAAACCTTTGATTCAAGTCTGGATTTAGATGGTGTCGATAATCTAACAAAGATATTAGATACATTAGATGATGGAAGCAATGTGTTTATCATATCACATAAAGGTGATGTATTAGAGAATAAGTTTAGAAGTAAGATTGAATTCTTTAAAGAAAAGAACTTCTCTAAAATCAAATAGCGATGGGGCTATAGCTCAGTAGGGAGAGCGACTGGTTTGCAACCAGTAGGTCGTGGGTTCGATTCCCTCTAGCTCCACCAGTTCAATTGTTACAGGAATGTTACAGGAATGTTACAATTGTGTTACAATTTCATTATTTTCACAAAAAAGGTGTACATTTACGTTGCACTAGTGTATAATATAACCATACATTGATAAGGAACCCTATGATTAAACATAAATCAACACTAGCTAAATTACTTGCAAAAGAGAATATTACCGTGCAATATGGTAACTATTCTACTGCATGGTTTGACATTAAGGATAGAATCCTTGGTCTACCTATGTGGAAAGATATGGGTAAAGATGTTTCTGATTTATTAATAGGTCATGAGGTTGGTCATGCTTTATTTACACCTTTCGAAGGTTGGCATGATAGCCCTGAAAAACTAGAAGGTTGTCCACGTACTTATATAAATGTTATTGAAGATGCTAGAATTGAAAGACATATCAAAGATGCTTATGTTGGTCTTATATCTCCAATGGCAAGAGGTTACAAAAAACTATTTGATGATGGTTTCTTTGGTAAAGAATTTCACGATATGGATTGGGACAACGTAAAGCTTATCGATAAAATAAATCTAAAAGCAAAAGTAGGTGCTCATCTAGAAGTTCCTTTCAATGATGAAGAAATTGTATTCTATAATAGAGCTATGAAAACTGAAACATTTGATGAAGTATTACAATTAGTAAGAGACGTTCTAGCTTACACAAAAGAAAATCAAGAAGAGTTACTTACACCACCTCCTGCTCCTGAACCTGAAGAAGAAGATAATCAATCAGAAGAAACTGAGCAAGAGCAAACGCAATCTTCACCAGGTCATGATGATGCAGAATCAAAAGAAAAGAAACAAGAAGAAAAAGAACAGCCACAAGATTCTGACGAAGGTAGTAATGAAGCTGGCGGTTCCGGACCAGGCGCACCAGATATAGCGATGTCACAAGATGAAGATGTTTCTCAATCAGATGAAAACTTCAGAAATAAAGAAGATGAATTACTTGATATAAAAGAAGATGGAACTCAAACATTACTTGGTAATGGATTTAGTAAAGATACACAAAGTAAAATAGTGATACCATTTAAAACTCTTTCAAAAGAAAGAGATAAAAGAATGTCTGAAATGCCATCATACGCTCAAGAAGATGTTGATGTTGCAATGGCAGATTATAAAGCATATATAAAAGCCGTTAAGAAAGATGTTAACTTTGCTGTAAAAGAATTTGAAATGAGAAAAGCTGCTTACAGATATTCAAGGTCTCAAACTGCTAAAACAGGTTCAATCGATGTCAATAAAGTATGGTCTTATAAGACTAATGATGATATCTTTTCAAGAGTTACTCAACTAGCAGATGCTAAAAATCATGGAATGATAATGATAATTGATTTCTCAGGTTCTATGTCTCAAGTTATGGGCAATGTAATGGACCAATTAATTCACTTAGTTATGTTTTGTAAAGCAGTAAATATACCTTTTGAAGTATATGCATTTACTTCTTGTAACAAAGAACTAGGTGGAAGCAGCTGGTACAATGATGATGGTATCGATACTTCAACACAAATTGATGGTGAACTATATCATCAAAATTTATCAATGCCACAACTAGTTACTTCAAAACTAAAGAAAGCAGAATTCGAAAAAGCAATATGTCATATGTACCTTAGATATGCATTAGTGAAAGCAAATAATTATACTGAAAGACAAGTGATATCACCAAATGAAGACTATGGTTCAACACCATTAAACGAAGCATTAGTAGCTTCTCACACACTTATCGATACATTTAAAAAGACAAATAATATTGAAAATATGAATGTTGTTGTTATATCAGATGGCGATACAAATGGAAGCACATTCGTAAAAACACATAATGAAAATATTAAAAGAACTGATATTGGTGATAGATATACTTATCATAGAAAAATGTATGTCAATATTATGGGTAAAAATGTAAAAATGCCAGACTCTAGAAAAGGTGGAACTCAAGCATTACTTAATAATATTAGAAAAAGATTTAATGCTACAACGCTAGGATTCTTTATTGCCGATGATAGATATTCATTTAAGAATAAAATTGGTGAAGCTATTAATAACACTTGGATGGATGCTGAAGATGTAAAACCATTTAATAAAGAATATAACAAAAAGAAATGTGTAACACTTTCTAATGTATTAGGTTACAATCAGCTATATGTTGTAAAAGGACAACAACTTGAAACTGATATTGAAGAATTTACTCCTGCTGAAGATGCTTCAAAAGGACAAATAACACAAGCTTTTAAGAAATTCAGTAAATCTAAAAAGCTTAATAAAACGCTATTGACTAACTTTGGTAAGGCTGTAGCAGAATGAAAAAAGTGCAATTATTTTCACAAAAAGGGTGTACATTCACAGAGAACTGTGGTATAATAGTACTATAAATTGATAAGGAGAATTATATTATGAAAAAATCAACTGAAATTATACTGAAGGAATTGGCTGTTAAATATCCAGACCAAACACAATTCAGAACTGGCGCTATCGTAGATGCTGGTAAAGAGCTAGGATATTCTGGTAAGGATTGGAATCCTTTACTAGATAAAACTAATAGAGTAAAAATAGGTACTTATGACCTTGCTTCTTTATTAGAACCTGTAAGACAAGCAGCTGTGTCAAATTCAGTTGTTGCTTCTATTCCTACAAATGCTGCACAAATGCAGTCAATCGTAAATGATGAAAAAACATATGCAAAAGCAGACCCAACTTTCATTGCATGGGGTGCTTATCATGACATCGTAAAAATAATCAAATCGGATATGTTTTATCCTACATACATCAGTGGTCTTTCTGGCAATGGTAAGACTTTCATGGTTGAGCAGGCTTGTGCTAAAGTCGGCAAAGAATTCATAAGAGTTCAAATCAATCCTGAAACTGATGAAGATGACTTATTGGGTGGATTCAGACTTATTAATGGTGAAACCGTATTCTCAAAAGGTCCAGTTCTTAAAGCTATGGAAAATGGCGCAATCCTTTTATTGGATGAAATCGATAGAGCTACAAATAAAATTATGTGCTTACAAGGAATCCTCGAAGGCAAACCTGTTCTGGTTAAAAAGACAGGAGAAGTTATTGAGCCTGCTGATGGATTTAATGTTATAGCAACTGCTAATACAAAAGGCAAAGGTTCAGATGATGGTAGATTTACAGCTGCTTCTATTATTGATGATGCTTTCCTTGAAAGGTTTACTATTTCAGTCGACCAAAAGTTTCCATCAATTGGTATCGAAAAGAAAATCGTAATCAAGCACATGGAAAAATTCGACTATGTCGATGAAGACTTTGCAGAAAAGCTTGTACTTTGGGCTGATATTATCAGAAAAACATTTTACGATGATGGTGTGGATGAAGTCATTTCAACAAGAAGGCTTTGCCACATTGTTCAAACTTTCTCAATCTTTCAAAAGAGAGATAAAGCAATTGACTTATGTATCTCAAGATTTGATGATGATACGAAAGATGCATTTCTTGACTTATACAGTAAAGTAGATGCTGATGAATATAATCCTGCTGAAGAGGCAATGGAGGATAATTATGACGCTTAAAACTATTGAACAAATAGCTTCTAAAAGAATAAGTGATTCTAAAAGAAGTGCAAAAAAGAAAAAAATAAAGCATACTTTAAAAAATGAACATATTATTGGAATGCATAAACAATCAGGAGGAAAATGTCCGGTTACTGGTAATAACTTTATACTTGATACTGGTAATCTAATGGTTCCATCTTTAGATAGATTTGATTCTAAAAAAGGATATACACCTGATAATTGCTGGCTTATTTCTTGGGCTGCTAATAGAGCAAAAGGTGAAATGGAATGGGATGAATTTAAAAATTTTATAAAGTCATCTAATGAAACTATGGAGTTACATGTTTAATAAAAAAAATAAAATAAACTATAAATTTAATGAAGGAGCTCTTATTCAAGAGCTTCAGACATATATCGATGTAACTTATAATGGTCACTATAGTAAAAACAATTTTCAATCCACAGAGTTTATTTCTGATTGTGGGCATGGAATTGGATTTGCAATAGGTAACATTCTTAAGTATGCACAACGCTATGGTAAAAAAGGAACTACTACAGACCATAGAAAAGATTTACAAAAAGTTTTACATTACGCTATTATCGCTTTAAATGAGCATGATAAAGCAAATGAAAAATAACTGTGTACTTTTACTTAAATACATGGTATAATAATACATTATGGAGAAAATAATGAATCTATCAAATGACACCTTGAATGTGTTAAAAAACTTCGCAACAATTAATCCTAACTTAGTCTTTAAGCCAGGACAAAAACTTAAGACAATCTCAGAGTCTAAAACGATTCTAGCTTCTGCTACAATTGTTGAAGACTTTCCACAAGAATTTGGAATCTATGATTTAAACGAATTCTTGTCAGTGTTAAGTCTTATAGATAATCCAACATTGGTCTTTGAAGATAAGTCAGTATTAATAACAGGCAGTGGTCAAAAGATTAG